ATTTAAAGACATTCACACCTATACACACGGTGTACCCCAGCCCTCTACGGAGGCACGCACGGTAGGGTTACGCAGAGGCTCGATTCCTCTGACGGGCATCTATGAAACCTCAATTTGGATTACGACCGACACCGGACGACCCCAACGATTTCAAACTCGGGGCTGTTTCCAATCTCCCTGCATTATCAGACCTCCCGGAGACATTCGAGATACCGTTGGCGGTAAAAAATCAAAAAGGCTCAGACTACTGCTCAGCATTCATGTCATGCGCCATGAGCGAACCACAGGAGGGACTAGAGCTATGCCCAGAGTGGAGCTTCGCCGTCTCTAAACAGCTCTCAGGTGGCGTAGACGAATGGGGGCAGGACTTACGCACCGCCCTCAAAGCCCACACCAAGTACGGTGCCCTCCCTACCAAGGACAGCCCATACTCCCTTTCCAATCAAACAGACCAGTGGCTACGCGACCTCGATAACTGGGACGACTACCCCCAGACCCTCAAATACGCCAAGAAAACCTATTTCAAAATCACCGGTCAATACGACCATTTCGATAACATCCGCGCCTCACTCTATAAATACAAATCACCAATCGGCACAGGTATAGATTTTGGCTGGTCACTCACTGACATCCTATTTGACGACATACGCAACGGCTATGGTCATGCTCTTGCAGTACGAGGCTTCACCACATACAATGGTCAAGAGGTAGCCATACTTCACAACTCATACGGAGAACAAGCAGGACAAGCAGGACGGCACTTCATAACAAGAGATGTGCTCAACCACTACGTGGATAAATATGGAGCCTATGCATTCTTGGATATGGATCGTGAAGAAGCAGAATGGATGTTGCAGAATGGTATAAAGAAGGACGATAACTGGTTTGTACAGTTATTTAAATCTTTTCTATCCCTATTCGTATGAAGACCTACACCAAAAAAGATGGTACAATAAGTAGCTACCAGTATCCTAAAAAAGACAGATTCTTTACAATTACCGTCCCGCTACCCTACGGACAAGGAGGAGAAACACAACACTGTGAAAGAATACCAATAAGCAAAGACGCATTCACATACAAGACATACCCAACATGCACCTGCGGGAGAAAATACATAGAGAAACTTGGGTGTCTGCGGTGCAAGAAATGAAAATGAATTACGATGATAAAATAAAGGCATATACACGAGATAACCCACACGCCGATACTATGGGTTGGACTAAAAACGAGTTACACGGACTTTTAGATTGGGCAGTATCTAATGGATTCAGCTTCTCATATCTGGGAATAAAACATCACGAAGAGGATAAATAGTCAAATATATTTACAATGGCAAGAAAAGTAACATACGACCAAGAGAAAGTAAAGGAACTTCGAGCCATGCTTATCGAAGATTCTATTTCTGTCTTTAATGGTGCTGACACAGAAAAATGGAGTCAGTATAGGAAAGACCTTTTAATGAAATACGCACCCAGAGTGCTCCCTACTCTAAATGCAGGGAAGGATGATGACTCTAGTCTCAATACACAACCTCTACTCGTTAAAATCATTGGTGATGAGCAAGGTAATGAATATTCCAACGGAGTATAGACAACTCCTAGATCGAGACTGGCGTGAAGCTGCTGTTGAAGGAGGACGTTTTAGTCTAAAATCTCACACTGTTGCACGCATTCTTTTGATACGAGCACGAGAAAAGAAAACTAGGGTAGGGTGCTTCCGTGAAATGCAGAACAGTATCGCGGATTCTTCTCATCAACTGCTCTCTGACTTGATTAAGGAATACAATCTTAATGATTTTTATATTACTGATAAGTCAATCATCAATAAGATAAACGGCTCAGATTTCCTTTTCAAAGGACTCCACCGTAATGAGCAGAGTGTTAAGTCTACAGAGGGTATTGATATAGCATGGGTAGAGGAAGCTCAGTCTATTACCACGAGTAGTATTGAGATACTCACCCCTACTGTGCGTAAACCAGGCTCACAGATTATTTACACATATAACCGTCAAGAAGAAGAAGACCCAGTGCATAAGCGTCTTGTATTAGAAGGTAGACCGAACACTCTACATATACATACTGACTACACTGTCGCTTTGAAGTATGAGTTTATGCCTGACGAGATACGTTTAGAGATGGAAGATGACAAGGCTCGTCGTCCTGACTTGTTTAAGCATAAGTGGTTAGGAGAGCCATTAGAACTACTAGAGAGCCGTGTCTATAGAGATTGGAACATCATTGATGAGATACCTTTTGAGGCACGTCTTGAACGGTACGGTTTAGATTTTGGATGGAATCCCGACCCCTCAGCTCTGGTAGCTGTATATTTTTATAACGGTGGGTACATCTTAGATGAAGAACAGTGTCAGTTAGAATGGCCTAATCGTGAAATAGCTGACACGATTAAGAACTTACCTAAAGCCCTAACTATTGGTGATAGCAATGAACAAAAGAGTGTAGAGGAAATAAGGATGTATGGTGTTCATATCCTGCCATGTCAGAAAGGCCCAGATTCTCTTAGGCATGGTGTAAAGATAGTACAAGACTTGAAGATAAGTGTTACAAGAAGTTCAGAGAATATATTGAAGGGGTATAGGAACTGGTTACGAGCTGTTGATAAAGATGGTAAAATAATAGCAGGAAAGTTTGAACACGAACCAGACACATTGGCTGCTTCTCGGTATGCGTTAGAGACACTGGCTCCTGTTCAACGACGAAAAGAGATTATCAATGCAGGCGTTGTCCACATGCAACGTAAGCAGAAGACAAACATTGCCGTATGAACCTCCCCACACCAATTTCAGTAGGAGAAGCAACAGTCCACATTCCCTCTTGTTGTACTGAAGGGAGAGATGACTGTCCCCATGTTGTACATAAAGATACAAGGAGTAAGAAGACCAATATTGCTTTATGACAGATATATCTACCCCAGACGGAAAGAACGATGCTGAAGCAATGAAGTATGCTCAGAAGTATAAACAGGTAGACCCCTTAGCAGGACTCCCAGCTTTTGTTAAAGAACCAAAGAACTACATGAAGATAGAGAAAGCACTCTTAGAGACACTCTCATGCGGTAAGTCTCACAGTGACCCTGTAGAGATGATGAAGTGTAGTACGTGTACTGAGAACATGAAGAAGCGAAGAAGACTTATGAAAGAGTTTGGTTTCAAGTCAGTTGAACAATACTTTGCATGGAGAAAGGTACACGCTGAGATTAGAAAGATGATGCCCCTTGTTGATTGGGACAAGGAGGATAAAGGTACTATTGTTGTATGAAAACACTTATAATCTTGGCAAGAATTGAAGATGCTGGTGAGTTAGTTCTTACGATTGATGGCAAGGCACCTACAAAGATTAAGCCAATTGTTGTAGACGATGCGGATAACCCTTCTACAGAGAGTTACGTGAAGGTATTTAAACATATGATTAAAGATTATGAACAAGATTGACATACAAATACAGACGCTCCTCAAGTGGGTAAATGTCCGCATAGCTCCATCTAAGATAGATGGTGTGGGTGTATTCGCTATACGGCCTCTCTCAGAGGGTACAAAGCTCTACATGGATATCATGCCTGAGATATTCAGGATTCCGTATAAGAAGCTCTCAAACAACACACCTTCATACATTCACGATATAGTTATGGAAAGATGGCCTTTAGTAAAGTCGGGTTCACCGTTTGTATATCCCGATGCACGGTATGTGGCATACTGTAATCACTCAGACACTCCCAACTACGATGCTATAAATGATATTGCTATTAGAGACATTGCAGAAGGAGAAGAAATCACAGAGAACTATAAACTTATTAAAGGTTGGGAGACTATATATCCATTCTTAAAAGAATGATGTTACTATTATGTTTATGTCAATGAACAACTTCACGTGCATAAAACCGAGCTGTGACAACAACTACCAGTCAGAGGAAGCGGAGGCATACTATTGCGAAAGTTGCCAAGAAGCAAATAAAGTCCTCGCAAAGAAGATAGACGTGCAGATTGCTTCACGTCCCAAGCGGAAGACTACAAGTGCATGGAAAGAGTACGAGAACGCTACTAAGATGAAAGCAGGAGGGTTACAAGGTGTACATATTAAAATCTAATATGCCAGAAAAGAAAACTAATAAAAAGAAATACACCGCCACAGTTAAGGTAATGGGTAAGAAGTTCTCTGGTACGGGAGACTCAATACTTGAAGCACTTGGAGGTATTACCACAGGTGGTATCGGCGGTACAATCATCCTTACCGTTAAGGGTAAAAATGGAGAGAAAGATCGTGTCCTTCCACTTCCTATGGCACGAAGACTGTTTAATACATCAGGACTCACTCGTGAAGTTGCTCTCAAGAATGTCAGTTTAATGTTTGATGGCGTATGAAAAACCCAGACATATTTTCCTATATAGAAACACAGGAGTCTGCATATAGGATAGAGGAAGCACGACTTGGGGATAACTGGTCATGGAACATGCGTGACATGATTCAGCTCATCTACCACCTCAAGAACAGTGTATTTTACACAGGTGAGAATAATTGGATGCGTCCGTTCAAGAATATCCTTGAGCCGATCATTGAATTGGCTAACTGGACAGAGGACATTGAGGTAAAGGACATTGTCTTTTACATAGAGGGCAAGGAGGATAGGGTAAAGTCATTTCTCTTAAAAAAGTACCACGATGAAGTATTTGTCCGTAAGTACAACGTCGATGAGTTTATAGATACCGTAACAGAGAGCGATAACACGTATGGAGGTGTCCTTATTCAAGATACGAAGAAGGGAGTACCGGAAACGCCACACCTTATCAACATAGCGTTCTGTGACCAGACTGACATCACTGGTGGGCCTATAGGGTTGAAATACCATTTCTCACCCGCTGGCTTACGAAAGATGGAATCGAAGGGATGGGGAAATGAATCAAATGGAGCGTCTATTTCTATAGACGAATTGATAACCCTTGCTGAGTCTGGTAAGGAGATTTCTAAGGATGACATTAAAACTCAGACACCTGGAAAGGTGGTGGAGGTGTATGTAGTCAAAGGCGCACTCCCAGAGCATTACCTAGAAGACAATAACAATGTAGCGGATTGGTATGGACAGATTCAGGTAGTAGCGTTCTACAAGAATAGAGATGGAAAGCGAACGGGCGTAACACTCTACCGAAAGAAGGAGAAAGAGGAGACAATGCAGTTCTTTACCGCATCTCCTGTAGAGAACCGCGGACTTGGACGTGGTGTAGGAGAACGGATACTTCATTCTCAGGTGTGGACAAATTGGCTTTCTATTCACAAGCACAATTTCTATGAGGCAGCATCGAAAGTCCCTCTCTACACAGACGATGAGTCATTTGCGAACAAGAACGAGATACAGGACATGGACAATCTTGAAGTTGCTACCATTGCAAAAGGCTCAGTCATCCAAGCTATTCAAACAGCAAGTCCTGCAAACGTGCAAATGATCATGGGTGGTGTCAATGAATGGTTCGAACATGCACAGTTCACTGGAGCAGCGCAAGACCCTCTCCTCGGTGTAGAGCCAGTATCAGGGACAACTTTTAGAGGACAAGAACGTACTGTAGCGCAAGGACGTGGCTCACATGATAGAAAGCGTGGAAAGCGGGCCAAGTTCATCGAGGACGTGTATCGTAAAATGCTCATTCCTCAGATGAGAAAGGAAATCACCAACGGTACAAAGTTCCTCGCAACCCTTTCATCGGAAGACCTCTCATGGATTGTTGGGCAACTTGCTACTAACTATGCAAACGACAAGATAAAGGCAGGAATGATAGAAGGAAAACTTCCAACAGAGGAAGAAAAGCAGATTCTCATAGAGACATTCAAGCAGGACTTTGCAAAGTCAGGACAGAAAAAAACCCTAGAAATTCTGAAGGGAGACTTTGAGGACATCGAGATTGGTATCGGCATCAACGTAGCGAACAAGCAGAAGAACCTTGTGGAGCTATCAGATAAGATACTTTCAATCTTCCAGTTTGCGTTCGCTAATCCACAAGGCTTCCAACAGGCAATGCAAAATCCTGCCCTCGCTAAGAGCTTCCAAGACATACTAGAGTTCTCAGGACTCAATCAGTCGGACTTCATGTCACTTACACAACCAGGCTCAGAATCTATTCCACCAACACAAGTACAACAACCACAGCAACCACTCCAACTTAACCAGCCAGTAGCTCAGTAACATGACAGAACACGAAAAAGGAAAGGTAAGTCAGTTTGTTGGAGACGTTATGATGTCCGATGCGGTATATCAGATACTCTTACAGTCTTTCTTAAAGAAGAGTACGAGTAGTGATGTTAATATGAAGGCGGCTGAACGGATTGCGATTGACCTATTGAATGACGGCTGGAAGGATTTGGAGAAAGTTTCAACCGTAAAGGATAAAATCCCTTCACGGACTGGACAGGTTGGATTATAAGTATGCTATTATAATAATACTATGAGCAAAACATTAACCGATGCACGGATGTCACGTTTGTCAGATAAAATTGACGAGCAAGAGGTAGCGCGTATAGAGGAGGAAAAGAGGGATTCGAGGAAAGAGGTCAAGAAGATTAAAAAGAAATAACTATGTTTAACAGATACATAATAAACGGGCTCACTATATTAGGAGTTTTTGGCGTTATTGGTATTGCTGTATTTTTTGCATACCAAGCAAGCCAGACCTTTGGTAGTGTGACTGTAGGGAACGAGTACAATGCAGTGCAACTTACCTCATCAGATGTGGGGACAAGTTCAATAAAGACAATCGGAGGAGCTGTTGGTTCTATCGTCGTAGCGAGCACATCACTGTCAGGTGGATTGAACCTGTACGCGGTGAGTTCGTCTACGGACACAACCGCAACATCATCAAATACTCTCATCTTTAGTTTCCCCGCAGGGACTACCGATGAAGGTACATACACATATGATGTATCGTTCGGGGGAGGACTGCTCATTGACGTAGAACCTGATTTTAGTGGGAACTACGTGATGACGTGGAGATAAAGGTCGAACATTAACAATCGAAAACCAGTCCGGTGAGGGACAAGAGGGCAGTTTGATAGGCTCTCCAAGTAACTCACCTTATTTGGACAGTCTACCAAACCGCTCTCATAGGCGGTTTTCTTACATTAGCTAATTATAAGAAATATGAGCAAAGATTTAGGAATCATACTACTCGCTATTGCAATCATCGCTGTTGGGATACTTTCATACGTGAAAGACCCAGTGCAGGTGAATGTATCAGATGGGAGTGTATCGGTTACAGATGGAAAGGTTGGGGGATTCCCTGGGCCTGATGTATATAATCGTATGATGTTCCATTCAGGTGTTAGTGAAGGGGGTGTGTATGCGGTTGCTACAAGTGGCCCGACATACACGATGGATGCTGTTGCGATGAGCAACTCAAAAATCATCGACATTCCTCCTGCTAATGTTCCTGCTCTTGCACTTACCACAATGGCTTCTTCTACATGGGTAGGACTAGACAGTGCTGGGGACTCTCAGAGTTGGATCATTGATAACCGTCATACGGCAGCAGCAACGACAACTACTATTACCGCAGGAACAGGTGTGGACATTGATGGGGACGGCGCAAACGATGACGTAATCAACGGAGGTGTATCAGGCTGGTTGACTTGTTGGAGACTCCCAGATACTGACATACGTTGTTATGTAGTTGAAGGAGTAGACGCAGGTTAATTGAACAACTAACAGTCTAATAAACATATATGTCTGAAGATACACAAGTAACACCGGAGGCAACTCCAGTAGAACCGACACCAGTAGAACCAACAGAAACAGCGTAATTATTTGAGTTATCATTCTCGCTATCAAAAATGACACATAACACCCATTCTCGTATAGGTTAGAGAATATAATTCTTATCATTTATGAATGAAAATGACACAGCTACTGTAGAGCATAAAACTACAGGGGAGACGGAGATTGAATCGACAGAAACGGGAACTCAATCTAATGACTTAACAGAATTGAGGTCACTGGTTGAAACACAATCAAATGACATTGCTTCTCTCAAACGAAGTTTGAAGAAAGCAGGCAAAACTGAAACTAAGTCGGAAACTCCTGAAAAAACCAATGACTCTGACCTATCAGAGAAGTACGAGTCGCTCTCAATGCGGGTAGCAGGTATCACTAAAGAAAGTGAAACAAAGCTTGTTAGAGACCTGCAAAAGGAGACAGGATTACCGATAGACACGTTACTTACAAGCAAATATTTTACGTCTGAGCTTGAAGACTTGCGAACGTCCGAAGCTAACGCTGAGGCAAGTACGGGCATTAAAGGAGACAAGAACGGCTCCGGTAATGCAAAACAATCGGCTGACTACTGGATTGCGAAAGGAGAATATCCTTCACGCGACCAAGTAGCAGACCCGAAAGTACGTTCTGAGATTCGTAAGGCAATGGTGTCTAAAGAAAAAGGTACAACTGGACCGTTCTACAACTCTTAGAGGCAGAGTCGTTTGATTATTAAATTAGACGACTAATATGTCTGTAGCAAACACAATAACCTATGAAACACAGTACGAGGATGAGCTTCAGGATAGGCTTGCCCATCCAACTACGTGGAAGGAGATGTGTGAAGTTATCGTAACTGATACGAAACTTATCTCATCTTCATACTGGGACACAACACCAACCGTCAACTCCTCAACACGGGGTACTGCACGAGCTGGTCAGACGTTCTCAGAGACCGCAGAGACACTGGATATTGCAACAGGTCGCTACGTCAACTTGATTGTTGACCACGCTGACCTCTATCAATCTCCTTGGACAAAGGGAGTGGAAATCTTTAACCGAATTGGTGCTCTCTTGAATGAGTACATCGAAACTGCTGTTCTCGCTAATAACGGCGAATGGACAAACTTCGATAACGCATCTATCGGTGGAAGTGCTGGAAACATCACTGTATCGGCATCGAACATTGACGACATTATCCGTGGCGTGAAGCGAGAGATTCGTGAAGGCAACGGACAGTCTCAAATGAACATATACGGTGTAGGATTCGTCTGGCGAGCAGCCGACTTTGAGATTCTTGAAGCATTCGTACAAGCAAACGGCTTTATGACTGCTGATAGCGCACTCAAAGAAGGAACAGTAGAAGGACTGCACTATCTAGGTGCTGACCACTACTGGTCAAACGAACACGAAGCTGGTCACGTTATGGCTGGTGTGAAGAAGACTCAGAAACTAGGTATCTTACGAGGTACGTATGGACGAGCACATACTATCGACTTCCCTGCTGGAGACTCTAATACATTCTTCGCAGGAACAGCGTTTTATTCGCAAGTGGATATTGGTCTGTTGCACCCAACAGCTCACGATGCCCTTACGTTTGACGTTCTTGTCGCGTAGTTGTTCCTATATTCTGCCCTACGGGGCAGGGTTATGGGCGTAACACAACATAATCATGTCACTACAACTTAACGACGTAACCAATCTGCGCGGAATTACTCAAGTCTATGAGAAAGAGATAGGTGTAGAACGTGGGTACATCTCAGGCAACACCAATCGATTTAAAGAGTTTGTCGCCGATGTAAACCTCGCATGGGACGACTACGTGCCACTCGCATTCAAGTCTAGTGGCTCACGTCAGTTTGACGATTCTAATCATTTAGAGGAACCATTTATCGAGGCTGACTTAGTAGCAAACCAACGAGACTACCATTTCATTACCGATGAACAGGGAAACCTCATTCTCGATGTATACAAAGTGATGGTGAAGAATCCAAGTGGTGTGTACGAGGAAGTGACGGCAATAGACCAGCAACGCAGAGGACAAGGGGCGTCTATATGGAACGGACAAGACGATACAGGTGTACCAATTACCTACGACAAAACAGGCAACGGCATTATCTTTGATGTTCTGCCTAACTATTCGTGGAGAAATGGTACGGAGAATGAGTACGGGATAAAGATGTTTATCAACCGTGAAGCGTCATACTTTACAACTTCTGATACGACTAAGAAGCCTGGTTGTCCTGGTATTCATCACCGCTACTTTGCTCTCAAACCTGCGCTCGATTATGCACGGCAACACCAACTCTCAAACTACAATCTCATTCGAGAGGAAGTGGTGAGTTATGAGGGAGATGAGGAAAAAGGAATCCAAGGCTCAATAGAGCGGTATTTCGCAAGACGAAACCGCGATGAACGGGCAATTATTACACCAAAGAAAATCAATTATATATGAGCGTAACATACACAAACTACTATAAAAAAGCACTATTGGACGGATCTATTGATCATGCAAACGATACTCTTAAAGTGATGCTCTTAAGTTCAAGTCATACGACTGATATAGATGCAGACGAGTTTGCGGATGATATTTCTGCAAATGAATTATCTACATCAGGGTCGTACACGTCAGGGTTCGGTAATCGCGTAACCCTTGCGAGTTTAACAACTACAAAAGATACGACAGACGATGAGGGGGTGTTTGACTTTGCTAACTTTAATGTCACTACATTTACAGGTGATGTCAGATACATAGCAATAATCAAAGAAGTCACAGACGATACCGACTCACCAATTCTCGGAATAGAAGACTTGGGGGCAGATAAGACATCGACAGCAGGGACATGGGCGTACACCACTAATGCAGAAGGATTTACTAATATCGTTTAACGATGGCAGTCACAATCGCAACCAAAGCAACATCTAGCACAGCTACGGTGACAAAACCAACGGGACTTGCTGTTGGCGACTTGCTTGTTGCGTTCTTGTTTACTGCCACTAATTCAACGTGGACTACGCTCTCAGGCTGGACAAGCGTAGGGACAGCTTCTGATACCATTCAGAATGGTTTGGCTTCATTGAATGTTCAGGCAAAGGTAGCCGACTCTAGCGACGTAAGTGCTACTGACTTCACATTTGCGGGAGCAACGGCGAATAGGATTGTCCTTTTTCGTATCACGTCAAACGGTGATTTTTCAGGAACGATTGCCTCGCTTATTGTCTCTGACTTCGATAGCGACGCAACTGGTGGTACTCCGACTACTTTCTCCGGTGGCGTCACTCCAAACTTCACTAATTCGCTACTTCTACTAGGTGCTATCCAAAACACCACGGCTCAATCCGTGACACTCTCTGCACCGGCTGTAGCAAACAATAATCCTTCATGGACTACGCAGGATTCTGCGGGAGCTTCTGCCGTTAGCCATATTGTTTCCTCAGCCACGTTTTCAGTGGGGACGGCTACAGGAAACTATCAGGTCACTTCGACCTTAAACAGTCAGTGTGGTGGTTGCCTACTTTCCATCTATGATTCGGGGGATATAGCAGTAACTGGTTCTGTAGGCACACTTACTTTGACAGGTAATACCGGCTCAGTTAT